CAAAAACAAATAATAAACAAATAAAATAACTATGAACACATTCGGGTCTTTTGATTAGAAATACGGAGCAATTCGTCGGAGCAGTGACATGCAGATTCGATTACGCTAGCCTAAGCGGTAACCTGCAAGAATAACTCTCTTTTCGGCTTGGTAGACGATTGACTTACCTTATCGAATTAATTCAAAAGGAATGCGATCATGACACTCACAAAAACATATACATAAAAATTGATTTTTATTTTTTTTTTATATAAAAAACACAAATATTTACTAATGTACTACACAAATATAAATTTAAACATCATATTAACGCAAATGTACTGATCTTATTGTACGACGGCAGTGAATAGATAGAAAGTTGAAAATGTAAAAAGGATACAAACATCAATTTCAAGTTTCCATATATAAACTTTGGTCAAATAATTTTACCTCCTCAACCTCAAGTTTGTTAACATAGTCTTGGTGTTGAGGGACTGAGGTGCCGTGGAATGGATTTTCGTCCACGGTGTTATTTTGAGGTCCAAAATAACGTTGTCGCTTTTCTGCTATTACGGCCATATAATCAAGTTCTATTGGTCGTATATTAACTTTTAGTAATGAACGGTTAATATGATCTTTAAATTGATTAAAATAAATCTCTCCCCAGTCAGCGGAGAAGTCCAAAGCAGTTTTTAGATTAGTTAGGAATTGTTGTCGTGGTTCGTTGGATCGTCTAACGTAGGTACACAGTGTCCGAATAGTAGCTTTATCCATAGCCCACCTCACATAAGTTGGTTCGTGAGGGTCCACTATCCATCGTCTTTTTAAAAATTGTATCTCAGACAATGGTTGAAGGCCAATGCCACCGGTTTTGGCAGCAGATGTAGTTGGCCAACCATATTTATTATACCAAGCAGCAACAGTCTCGGCGTTATAAATATCTTCTATGTCTCTACTCGGCACGACTAATCGGTCATCACCGTAGTACAAGTCCAAGGTCATAGCGTGATAGGTAGAGAGGTGGCACAACTCTAAATGGTTAGATAATTCCATTAATTCTAACCAAGATGCATATCCAGCAATCATATGCATGAGTGTATTAAAGTCTGCTGTACCAGGAAAACCTGAGGGATTACCCCATTCTTTTCGGTATACCATGTCAGCAAACTGAACATAACCAGAAATAACACTCTGAATCAAAGTAGTTCTTAATACTTGATTCTCTTCTTGGTCACCATAAACACCATTTACAATTCTAACAGCAGCATCAAAAAGTTGTGGTGATGCATGTCCATCCCAGTTGGAAACGTCTAAATCAAATCCCTTGGTGTTGAGGGAAGATGCTTTCAAATAAGCATTTAAACAAGCGGTACTTTCACAGTTAATTCCAACACAATAAGGAGCAGTTCCAGAATTGGCCAAAACATAAAGTCGTGAAAAGAAATTAGCAAAATACTTTCGGTATAAAATAGTATATTGCATTGGCATTACCGTTATGGTACGCGTTTTACATACACGTGGTGTAGGCCATAACGTTGGAGAAACTCCAGCAAAGTAAAATGAAAAGACTTGTTCTTCAGTAAGTCCATAAGCTTTGCCAATTGGTCGAAGTTCATCTTTTAAAATTTCCATCATAGAGAAGGGTGGAATTTCTCTATTTTTAAAAGCTTGTTCAAATCGTTGTACACAAGCAACAAGTTCTGGATGTATAAAACTTAGTTTACCGTCTTGATTAAATTCGATAAAACTT